ATTACAAATATCTCTAACATTTGAAATACTTCCTGACACATCGATGTTACTAACATACAAATTGTTCCATCTTCTAGCGCTTAAACCTAAATCGGAGTTATTATTATTATTTAACGGCATTATGTTGCCACTTACACTAATGTTTTCACTTATAGTCATATGTGTAGCACTTATATTTTGTATATAAGCATTGCGCCATAAATTATTAGTGCTACCTAAATCAGATGCTATAGGATTTAAAGGTATTAAGTTTCCACTTATGGTCATAGCATTGTTGACACTTAAATCACGCAATGTAAGCAATGTAATAAATGAAGTATCTAGCACACCTAATCTTGTACTTACATTAATAAATGAAGTATCTAGCACGCCTAATCTTGTATTTACATTTATTGCAGTACCACTTATATTTAATATAAAATCGCCACTTATACTAATATGTGTAGCACTTATATTTTGTATATAAGCATTGTTCCAATTTTTACTAATATCTCCCAAGTTAAAAGCATTATCTATATAAGGAATTATATCACCACTTACGCTTGTAAGTATAATAGTTGAGTTGCCTCCGCCAATTAAATCGTCTAAACCATAAGATATGTCTCCTCTTTTAAATAAAATATTATTATTTGCGGAAACTTCTAATAATAAATTTTTACCTTCATATGGTTTAATAGTTATATTATCTCCGCTAATAGATGTTATTGTATTTGTATACATTTTCCATGATTTGTTATTTGGATTAAAATTATGTAAACTACTCATTTAATAATATTATTAAATATTATTAAATTTATACTTTATACACATTATAAATAAATATATGTAATATATTTATTCTGGCGGGGGTCTATATAATTCTTGCAAGAAAATATAGTTTCCTGCACTACCACCTATAACACCAAAACTTGTAATAGTAGTGTCATATGAGGGTAAATTTCTCCGTTGTGAAAGTTTATAAGTTACAATATTATCGGAAATAGTTGCACCACTCAAATCATCAATATATGTTCCATTATACACGCCAAGAATTCCAACACCCATATTTGAACCTAAACTTGGGTCCATAAATACCGTTGTCCATGATGTTCCAGTTATATTTCTTTGTACGCGGAGACCCAAAGTTTGCTCTGCTTCTGGAGAAGAAGAAAAGTTTACTTTAAATTCCATTTTAATATATGAATAATTACTTAAAACAACTTTACTAATATCATAACCCGATAAATCTATCCATTCATTAGAAGGCGTTTCAGTATAAGTGTTAAAACCTGTAGTTTTTAATTTATAAGTATTAAATGAAACAGGAACTTGTGAAGTATTATTAGCAGGTAGTAAATTTCCCGAAATACTGATTCCAATAGATGATTTAAATCTTCCTATAGCAGTTTGAGGATTATAATCATATCTAAAAGAGGCACCTGTGTTGCCAGAAATATCAAAACCAGCATCTTGAGCCTGACCAGGGCTTGCAGCATTACTAGCCAGAGTAATATTTAAATCACTAATATCTACAACACTTGAATTAATAGTGGTTGTTGTTCCTTTGACTTCTAAATCTCCCATAATTATTACTTTTCCTGTCTCGACTCCATGTCCTTCAGGGTCAAGTGTAAAAGTAGAAGGAACTTTTAAAATATTACTTTTCATACTATTGACTGATAAATCACCATTAATAGTAAAATTAGTACCAGTTATATTGGCAAATGACGTACTTCCAGTAATATTTAGAGCACCGATTATTGTAGCATCTCCATCAACACGTAAATTTCTATTAATATTAACATTTGAAGAACTAATATCTATTCCTCCATTGCATATATCAATAAAATTAGCACCTTTTGAAAATCTTACAGAATTAATATCATTGCCACCTCTAAATTGTGCTCCTGTAAATATATAATCATGCGTTGGTCTATTGAATCTTGGGTGATTAATAAGAATATCACTATCTCCCATACTCAATTATATTATAGTAATATATAATATTATTCTATATTATACTAATTATTTTATTTTATAAAAACAAAATAATTCTTCTACACTAATTATTTTATTTTATAAAAACAAAATAATTCTTCTACACTAATTATTTTATTTTATAAAAACAAAATAATTCTTCTAAATTTGTCTTAAAAAGAACGAACTTGAACCAAATGTTGAAGAAGTTTTAATATTAACTAAACCCATACTTACTCCATGATTACTCTCTAATTTATATTTTAAATAGTATTTAAATACTCCTATATTAACATTTTCATCTAAGTAAGTTAAGTTATATGGTATTCTTAAACTTGAAGCATTATATGTTCCTAAACCGACATCTTCTGAAATCAAAGTTAAATTTCTCCATAGTTGAATAGTTATTCTTTCACCATAGGCATAAGAGCATAACAAAGTAACATTAATAGTTACTAAAATATTAGAATTACTAGAAAGATTAATAATATTAAAAAATGAGTCACTTAAATCAATTAAATTAGATGTAGTTGTAGTAAAGTTAATAATATTATTTAAAACGCTATTGTAAATAGTATGAGTATCACTAATCTCTCTTAACAAAATATTAGGTGAGCCATTTTGCGAAGTTTTAACATTAAGAATACCTTGCTTTTGTTGATATAAATTGTTTTCTAATTTATATTTTAAATAATATTTTTTTGGACCACGAGAAACGTTCTCATCCAAGTAAGTAACATTATACGGAATAATTAAGCCCTCCGTTGTAAATGAACTACCTAAACTACAGTCATACATAAGCATTGTTGAATCTCTCCATAATTCAATTGTTATTGTTTCATCTTCTCCAAAACTACATGTTAACGTTGTTCTAATATCTACAATAATTGAACTATTATTACAAGGATTAATAGTATTAAAAACTACAGCACTTAAATCTATTAGTTCATTAGTAGTGGTTGTACAATCTACATAATTATAAGATATATTATTGTTATTTATAATACTATGAGATATATTAGCATATTCTTGCAATAATATATTAGATGAACCATACATATTAGCAGTTCTAATATTTATAATACCTAACTGTTCTTCATTAATAACATCTAAGTCTTCTTCATCGGCAGTGGAATCTTCTAATTTATATTTTAAATAGTATTTTTTTTCGCTATTATTATAATTGGGATTTTCATCCAAAAAAGTAATATTATATGGAATAACAAATCCATCAAATGTAAAAACCGAACCTATATTGTAATCTTGAATTAGTAATGTATTATCTCTCCACAATTCAATAGTTATTCTGTTATTATAATTTGTTGAGCAAAATAATGTGGCTTTTATATGAACTAATATATAAGTACTATTACAAGGATAAAATATATTATAAAATGTATTGCTTAAATCAATTGTATTTCTACTTAGTGTTGTATAACTAGAATCACTAAATATTATTTTATTATTAGTATTAATAATATTAATAGGAGTTGCAGTTTTTATTATTTCTCTTACTAAAAAATTTGAGGTACCAGGTGTGTCAGTTGTGGCTACATTAACAATACCTTGACCAATATTAGATGCTGATTCTAATTGATATTTTAAATAATATTTTTTTAAACCATAACCAACATTATCATCTACATATGTTAAACTATAAGGCATAGTAAAACCTTGTGTTGCACTATGAAATCCCAAATTTGCATTTATTGTTATCATGCTCATATCTCTCCATAATTGAATTGTAATTCTTTCGTGGTTATTATGACTACATAATAAAGTTACATTAATATTAATGTATATATTACTATTTATATTGATAGGAGTAATAGTATTAAAAAATAAATTACTTAAGTCGATTAAATCGGTTGAGGTTGTTAAAAAACTTGTATGACTAAATATTGTTTTATTAGAATAATTAGTACTAATACTAAGAGTAGTATTAAATAATTGTGTCAATTTTCTAATCTTATTAGTTAAATTTTGAGCATAGTTAAATATTTTAATATTATTGTTATTAAAATATAATGACTGTTCATTTAAATTATTTGTCAAAGTACTAATGCTTTTTTTCCCAATATATTTATAAACACTAATAACAGGTTTATTGTTATCGTCTATATTATATATTCCATCATATATATTTTGCTGGGCTAAATTATTGAAATCTGAAAAGTATAAAATACCATTTTTATAATTGTAAACCCAATTACCTCCTTGAATACCAAATGGTAAATTATGTAAAGAAACATGTCCTTGTAATGAAGCTTCTGTAAAAACTTCGTATAAATAAGGAAATGTTAAAGCATTGCCATTTTCAGAATCATAATATGATTTATAATTATATTGAATAGAGTCTTCTAATACGTTATTTAGCGAATTATCTAGTTTAAACCAAGATGATCCAAAATTAGAAACTCGCGTTCCATGTGTTGGTTGTAATATTAAATGTTTATACCTTCTAATAGTTCCCGTGCTATCATCTACAATGCTACATTGTGATTTATTTAATGGATTATAAGAATAATCATAAAAATCGGCATCACACAAACCTAATTCGTTAGCACTTCTAGCATTTCCATTTATATTAAAATTGGGATATTGTGTAATATTTTCTAATAAAACATTTTCTCCAAACGTATATGTATTGAATTTAGTTTGTAATTCTTCATAATAATTAATATTATCTGATGTAGATGGAAAACCCAATATTTCTTTGAAAATTATATTTAATTTTTCACTATCATCTATATTTTGTGAATCAGTCATAATACTAATTTAAATAAGTGGTATTTATTTATAATAGTATTAATAATACTATTATAAATACTATTATTAATAAATAATATATTTATATATTAATAATATATTAATTTAATTTATTTTATTTTAATTTATTGTAATTATAATGCGAAGCTGAACCATTAATAGATATATTATGCATATTTGCATTTCTTATTTGAATTTCTATTAACAAACTAGTCATAATATAAATATGTAAACTTTGGTAATTATTTTTCTTAGGTTTTTCAATATAATCATCACTTATAAAATCTAGTGTGTTAAAATTTTCATATATAATATTTTTTATAATATAAGCACTATGAGTATTATAGTAATCAGAAGTATCATTATATATAATTCTTAATCCATATATATCATACGGTATTTTAAATCTTTGTAGTTTTGAAATAATACGTTTACTTGATTTAATACGTTTTTCATAAGCAATATTAAGATTAGGATTAAGATTAGGATTATATATTAGTGTTTTATCAATAATATTAATTACTTTATTGGTATTTTTTTCAAATAGTTTATATGAATAGTCTATAAAATTAGATAAAAAATATAATATATAACATATATATCGCATATATGTTATAATATTATTTTATGTTATAATACTATTATTATATTATAATATATTTTTATAATATAATAATAGTATTATTAGATAGTTAATACTATTTTAATTTAAATATTTTTTTTTACTTTAGAATAATGTTACAAAATTTGAAAGAGTTACATGATAAAAATAATTTACCAAATTTGTTATTATACGGAAATAATTTAATTGGAAAAAAAACTTTATTAGAACAATTATTATTGTATATTTATAAAAATTATAAAAATATAGAAAATAATACACTCATATTGAATTGTAGCTTGGGAAAAGGAAATATAAAATTTATAAGAGACAATTTAAGATTTTTTGCAAATACAATAATTCATAAAAATATAACAAATTTTAAATCTATTGTCTTATTAAATGCTGATAGCTTAACATTAGATGCTCAATCAGCACTTAGAAGATCAATTGAAATATATAATAATACAAGATTTTTTATTGTTACGGCAAATAAGTCAAAAATTATTAGACCAATATTATCTAGATTTTGTGAAATATTTTGCAATATTAACAATTTAAACATTATTTATAAGTCTTTAGTAGTAAATAATAGTAATAATAATAAATTAGCATTAATTATTAAAAATTTAGATAATGCTATGAAAGACTTAAATGACAATTCAAAAAATATAGTATTAATCAATTATAGTTCATTAATATATAATAAAGGAATTAGTGCTAATAATTTATTGGAATATTTTACAAATTGTTCCAATTTTAAATCAGACTTTTTAAAATTTGTTTTCTTTTTTGATATTTATAAAAAGGAAGTACGTTGTGAAGAATTTTTAATATTTATACTATTATATTTTTATAATAATAATTGTATTATTGATTTTTCAATATTTAATAATATTTAATAATATTTTATTAAACAATTTAGTTTAATTTTTATTTAAAAAATAAAATTTAAACTATAAATATGGATGATTATACATTATCAACAATAATTGAATCAAAAAATGAGTGGTGTGCTAGATTAACTAATACTTTAGCACCATGTATTATCGAGGGTTTAAGATCTGTTTTTTCAGAAGCCTATAATGTTTGCAAAGAAAATGATGAAGAATCTAAATATTTAATGACATTTCAAAATTTTTTAAATAATATACCAAAATGGAGTTCTGAAATAGTTGAAAATGAGAAACAAAGAATAATTACATCTAGTGCATGTCACTATTTAGAAGATTTATTATCTTGTGTTCATATTACTCAATTAAAATCATTAACATGTTCGCGTGTAGGATTAAAACAAAAAAAAATTAATATTGATATACCTGATTTAGGTAAATTTATACACAAAACATATATAAATGTTGCTAGAAAAGTATATGTTAATATATATTTATTTGAAATAAATATAAAACCATTACAAATACAAAAAAATAATAGAGAGTTAGAATTAATAATAAAAGAGTGCATATTAAATACAATAAGAGAGAGTATTCCTATTGAACATATATTACAAATGTATTTAGATGAAACACAAGAAACAGATGTTGAAGTAGAGGAAAAGAAAGAAATTGTCACAGATAAAGAAGCATTGGAGAAACTTAATAAATTGAAAGAAGCAAAAGAATTAGAAAAAATAAAAAAAGATGCGCTTGAAAAAGTAAAAGAAGAAAGTAAAACAAATTTAAAGAAAGCACTTAAAAATGCTACAAAAGATTTAAATGAAGATAATTTAGAAATAGTTAAAAATAATGGCGGTTCAAAAATGAGTTCATCACTATCAAAATCAGAGCCTATTTACAAGGATGAGTCTAATGATGAATCAGATGTAGAATCAGATGTACAAGATAATTATAAATTAAAAATAGATAAAGTGAAAGTCCCATCAAGTGAATTAAATATTAAAAATATTAAGAACGACCCTCATGAAATAGATTTAGATTTATTAGAGTTAAAGACTGAAATAAGTACTGATGATGAAAAATCAGAAGCAGATTTAGATTTAGATTTAGACATAGAAGAATTAAAATAAATCAATTCGTTATATATATAAAATTCATTTATTTTGTAATAATAAATGAATTTTATAATACCATCAATAGCAATCAGTATTATATTTATGATTTATAAAATAATAGATATGAAATATATAACTAAAGTTGAAATATCATTAAAAGACATAACAAAAGATAGTTTAATTGTATTTTTATGCTCTATGATTTCAATGTTTGGTTTAGAACAACTTAACATTAATGAAATAATAGGAAATTCAAAAGAATCACTAAGTGCTTTTACAAATGAGCCAGATTTTTAATTTTATATTTTATATTTTATATTTTATATTTTATATTTTATATTTTATATTTTGTTATAAAATATAATAATTTTTTACACCATAATTGGAATCTCATCAATATTAAATATTGCTTCTGGATTGTTAATTTTCTTTTTGGCTATTATATAATTCTCAAATAGCGGTTTTTTTAATACATTTTGTGGAGTATGCTTATGAACACTGCGCGCTATCATTTTGTATAATTTAAAATCAGGATATCTCTCAGAACCATCATTTTTATACAATATATTTTTATTTTTATCATCAAAAACCCATTCTATCATTAGTTTTTTTATAGGGGACTTTAATTTTTTTATATCTTCCAAATCATCAATAAAATAATCAAACAAACTACATCCTAGGCGACATAAATCAAAACTATAATTAGGGTCTAAACGCGGTTTATTTTCATTTAAGTAAGGTTCACAATTATATTGTGTAGCAGCATCTCCATCTTCAGAATAACTATCACTACATATAAATTTATTTTTAAACTTATAAATTGCTCTTCCAAAATCAATTATTTTATATATTTTGCCAAATGTTGGAACTTTATAATGGCTATTGTTAAATTTATAATATAAATATTTCTTTTCAGTTGCTACATAAACAATATTGTTTGTATGTAAATCATTATGAGTAAAATGGAAAACTTTTTGATATGTAATTAATGTAAACAATATTTGTAAAACAATAGACTCCCATTCATCATCTTTAATTTTTTTACTTGCAATATAGGAATCTAATGTATCATGACAGCATTCTAATACTATAATTTCAACTGGAAATTTATGTATTGAACAAAATATTTCTTCATCATCGTCATAACTTTCCTCACTGCTTGATTCATCTGAATCAGTTGTATTTGTATGTAATGATTCTGTATTTGATGACCTAGAAGAACATGATTCCGAATTAGTTGTTTCATTTTTGCTTGTATTATGATTACTTGATTTTCTAGAAGATTTATCTAAAATATCTAGATTTTCATATGTCAATTCTAATTCTTCTGGAATTAGAGAGCTATGTTCTAAACATTTTATATCAAGATTAGCTACATCAACATTAGTTACATCAAGATTAGTTACATCAAGATTAATTACATCAAGATTAGTTACATCAAGATTAGTAATATTTAAATCTTTATTTAAATCTTCTATTAAATCCTCAATATTTACCTCATTGTTGCTAATACTATTTATTAATAATGATTTTTTATATTTATTAGTTTTGCCAAAAATATTTTTCATTTTTTCACTTCCTTCTAGTTTAAATAAACTGTTTATATGCTTATGAAAATTATCAGACTCATTTAAAAATTCTAAATCTTCAGAAATATTAACTTTAAAATTATTTTTTATTCCTAAAAATGCACCATAATAATTTAATCCATTATAGAAACTATAGTTGTTTAATAAGCAACTAGATAAAAATGAAAAAAAGCCATCAATATATGCTGAGTTATTTGGATCCAATATTTTTTTATATTTTTTATAATATTCGCTATTACTATTTATATGATCATTATTATATAATTTAGGTAATTCTAAAATATTATAACAATTATCATATTTTCCTAACATATATTTAACAGGGTCTATTAATGGACTAAATTTAATAAAAATATTTTTGCACAATTTATTATTACACAAATCACATATTGTGCCTACAAATTTATTATAATTGATTTTATTTGTTATAGCTTCTAATTTATAGCTATTATTTAGATTAATAGTATTGTAATTGTTGCTATTTAAATCAAAATAATAGTTATATAAGGGAAAGTAATTTTGTATATTTGTTATATCCAAAAATTCAGTATTGCTAATTGTTTCAAAAAGTTGCTTGTTATTATTTTTTCTATAGTTTAATTCCATTTAATAAATTAAATATACTTATTTTTCTTATTTATAACACAAATAATATTTTTAAATATTACTAAATAATATTTACTTTTTTAAATATTATTTACTTTTTTTAAATATTATTTACTTTTTTTAAATATTATTTACTTTTTTGTAAATATTATTTACTTTTTTTAAATATTATTTACTTTTTTAAATATTACTAAATATTATTTACTTTTTGCAATATTTAATTTAAATCCTAGATTATTTAGTTTAAATCTTAGATTATATAATATTATTATTAAACAATAATGACATTAGAATTAAAAAAATTTGATATTAAAACTATTAGTTTTAGACCAGATGAAAATAAAGGTCCTGTAATTGTTTTAATTGGTCGTCGTGATACAGGTAAATCATATTTAGTAAGAGATCTTCTTTACTATCATCAAGATATACCAATAGGAACTGTTATTAGTGGAACTGAAGCAGGTAATGGTTTTTATGCTGAACATGTTCCAAAACTTTTTATTCACGATGAATATAATACTGCTATTATAGAAAATATTTTAAAAAGACAAAAAACAGTATTAAAACAAGTAAAAAAAGAAATAGAAGTTTATAAAAAATCAAATATAGATCCTCGTGCATTTGTTATTTTAGATGATTGTTTATATGATGGCAGTTGGACTAAAGATAAAATGATGCGTCTTCTTTTTATGAATGGGCGTCATTGGAAAATAATGCTTGTTATTACTATGCAATATCCTTTAGGTATTCCTCCAAATTTACGTACAAATATTGATTATGTTTTCATTTTACGCGAACCTTATATAGCAAATAGACGGCGTATTTATGAAAATTATGCAGGTATGTTTCCAACTTTTGAAAGTTTTTGTCAAGTAATGGATCAATGTACAGAAAATTTTGAATGTTTAGTAATAAATAATAATGCTAAATCCAATAAATTGCAAGACCAAATTTTTTGGTATAAAGCAGACCATCATAAAACATTCAAATTAGGTTCAAAAGAATTTTGGGAAATTAGTAAAAATTTAGACTCTGATAATGAAGAAGAAATGTATGACCCAAATATAAGAGATAAGAAAAAAGGACCTAAAATAAATGTGCGCAAATCAAAATGGTAATAATTAATTTATAATATTTTTCAATAAATATTATAAATATTATAAATATTTATATTTTCTTATACATCTTAATTTATTGTATTTAATTAATCAATATTTTTAGGAGATTTAGAAACAGGCTCTGATTCTTCTTGAATTATTGTTTTTTCTGCGCGTTCTTTTTGTCTTTCTAATAGTTCCCCTAAACCATGGTCATTATCTTTCTTTCTTCCCACAATAACATCTTCGGCTTCAAATAATTCTTTACGCAAATCCGCAGTAGATACATCATCATCTTCTTTGTCGCCAAAAAGCAAGTTTTTACCGGGAACATCCATTCTATCTGCATTTATTAAATTACCCTCTTCATCTATTGTTTGCATTAATTTGTTGCCTTCTTTACGAGCTTTAGCAATATTTTCTTCGATTGCCTTCTTTTTACTTTCTTTTACACGCTCTTTAAATTGCTCTTTAGAAATCTCATCATTTTTCTTCTTATGACTCATAAGTTCATTTAAGTCTTTTTCTAAATATTCAACGCGTCCTGTTTTATATGCTTCTGGATGAAAAGGCATCCACATACCAACTGCTCCTACATAAACATCATGATTAGGGTCTGATTCTCTTAACATTTTACATCTCATTTCTGCTTCTTCTTGTGAACCAAATACTCCACGTACTTTAATGCCTCGGGTGTTTGTTTGAAATTCATGTAATTCATTATATTCTTTTTGTAATTGTTCTTCTTTAGCATCAATAAATGTTTTATATTCATCATCTAAAGTAGTTAAAAATAGATTCTCTTTTTCCTCTTCTACAAACTCCTCCATATCTTTGCTTAATTTATTAAAATCTAAATTATATTTGTATGCTAAAAAATTTAAAAATTGTGTATATTTTTCAAAAGTTTTTTTAAACTCAAAGTTCTTTAAGAATTTTTCAAAATAAAATAACTCTTTATTTTTAATATGGTCTTCTGGAGAGATAAAACTTAGACATACATATTTTTGACCACTTATAGGTTTGTCTTCATCTAATAAATCTACATATTTTGCTTTTTCTAAATTGTTAACTGTTTTAGTTTTATCTTTAGATTTAGAAGATTTTTTATTAAACATTTTATAAAATAGTATTTTAATATAATTTTAAGTATTTTATTTAAACATTATATTAAACATTATATTAAACATTATATTAAACATTATATTAAACATTATATTGAAATAAATTTTTTTAAATACGCAAACTAATTAATTAAAATTTAAATTAATTATTTAGGTAAATTTATATGATTTAAATTAATTTTATTTTATTAAATTATATAATTTGTGTATAAATATAAATTTTTTCTTTAGTATTATTATAAAAACAAAATGAATTTCAGTATGGGTGAATTAGTTAAAAGAGCTGTAAAATATTTAATTGAAGGTTTAATGGTTGCAATTGTTGCTTTTGTCATTCCACAAAAACCATTAAAAATTGAAGAAATTGCCATTATAGCATTAATGGCGGCTGCTACATTCTCTATTTTAGATACTTTTATTCCAACCATGGGGGTAAGTGCTAGAACAGGTGCTGGTTTTGGTATTGGTGCTAATTTGGTTGGTTTCCCAAGATTATAAATATTTTTTAGTATTATTTAATTTAAAAAAATATACAAATTTATTATTTTTTATATTTTTTTATTTTTATATTTTTTTATAAAATATACAAATACTCTTTTGAATTATGATAAATAATTTTTAATTAGCTAGTGTAAATATATTTACTAATAATAGTAATAGTGCAAATTGCTATGATTAAAACTAAACCATTAATAGGTATTTTAGCAACACCTTATATAAAAAATAATAATTCTGATGAAATATTTTTAAAAGAAACTATAATAAATTTTTTAAAGCAAAATGCTATTGAATATATTATAATCCCATATACTATTAAAAAACTTGAATTAAATAAAATATTATCAAATTTAAATGGTATAATATTTCCAGGGAGTCAAATAGGCAATTTTTATAATAACAAATTTATAAAGCGACATTTTTTAATGCAAAAATATATAGTAAAAAAAATTAAATCTATGGCTAATAATAATATACTAATACCAATATTAGCAATATGTCACGGTTATGAAAATATGATTTTAATTGAAAAAAATTATAATTTAACAAAAAAAACTATTAACAATACTTTTATTAAAGTAAACTCATTTAATAATTATAAAACAACACCAAAGTTTAGTAATACAAAACTGGGAAAAATATTTAAAAAGAATTTTAATAAAACAAAAAAACTAATTCATAATAATTCGCTAGCATTAGAATTAAATATAAAACATAACAGTAAAAATTATGAAGTTATTGCTACTAGTTTAGATAAAAATAAGAAAGAGTTTATAGATATAATAAAACATAAAAAATATCCATTTTATGGATTTCAAGGACATCCTGAAATAAATAATACCAAATTATTTGCTCCCTTTATTGATTATGTAAATACTAATTTTAAAAAAAGAAATTTAAACCAAATAATAAAGCATAACAGCACTTTTAATTTTATAAAATTAAAATCTAGGAGGGTTTCATGTAAAAAATACAAGTTAGCAAAAACAATAAAGGATGGTAAGTGTATATTTTATAAAATATAAAAATTCTTACTTTGTAATTTTTAATTTTTAATTTTTAATTTTTAATATTTTTTATATTTCTTTGTATGCTTACTATTATGTCTAATATTTTTCTTTGATTTATTTTTTACATCATAATCTTCTTTAGGTATATATCTAAAAAAATTCATATTATATAATTTTGAATTGCGTGATATTTCATTTGTTTTAATTTTAGCATATAATTTTGCTTTTTCTTCTCTCATATCTTCTAATGTTTTTTGTTTTCCGTAACATAATACACTAAATCTTCGCAATAAACCTTTTTGTTGAAGACGATTTTTTAATTGAACTTTAAATAAATACTCAGCAATACATAATAATCTATTTTCATCATAATAAGGTCTATCTGCATATATAAATATTAAATAAAAACTTAATATTGTATCTATTGACGCTACTTTTATTTTTTGTCCATTAATATTTATTAAATTATAACTATGACAAGCAGTAGGTTTATAAATAAACGCAATTACATCATTATTTACAATAACCTCATAATGAATATCAATATATTCACCAATAGGTTGTTTCTTAAAAATTTTTACATTTTTATAGCCTTCATAAATTAATTGTTCTTTTAAAATAGTAGCACTTTCTTCGGGATTTTCGCTTAATACATCAAAATCTGGAATATTAGAAACTTGTTTTCTTTCTTTATATGGCATATATTTACTATATAAAGTTGATGCATAACCTCCAAAAAAAACTAAACCCTGATTAATAAATGAACTCCTAGTAATTTCATATATCCTTGCTTGATCCTCTTGTTTGCCCTCATATTTTCTTTGAAAATCTTGCTTATCACATAACATGCCTTTTAATGGATAATTTTTATTTAATAAACTAATACGTTTAAGAACTTTTTCCCATCTAGATACATCTCCCATTGGACGAGATAATTCAAGATACATTGCCATACGTAGAAAATTTGGCGGGCAATAATTAATTCCATTAATCTTTATTGCTTTTTTAGAAACATTTTGAAACAATTTCTTGTCTAATAAGGTAATATCAGCAATTGGAACAAAGTTTACAAATACTTTATATGTTCCACTATGAACTCCTGACTTTGCTTCTACTTCTTCGTATCCTGCTTTATAATATATATTTGCTAAATCTCTCGCATATTCCATAGCATAAGGTGAAAAAAAATCATAATCTGGTATTTCAATATTTTTATTATAAAATCTATATTGTTCTGGTAGTATATTATTTACAGCAGTTCCCCCATAACACAATATTTTATGTGTTCGCAAAAAAGTTTCTAAAATTTCTATAATATTTTTTATAGTATCTGATTGGACTAACTTTTTTCCAATAATATATGTAGCGTTGTCTATAGCATTTCTTAATATTTTCAATTCTTTTTCATCATATGATTCTTTCATATAATTATATATAATAAATATATATTTATTATAAATATAGATTTATTATAATCAACTAAAAGATTTATTTTTTCATAATAGTTATTATTGTATAATACTTAATAATATTGTGTATGCCTATTACTAGCACATCTATTTAATATTCGTGTCCTTCTGGAATGCCAGTACCGCCACTACTCATATTAGGGAACGGACCAGCACCACCGTCTGCACTTTGGTTAGCGCCTGCACTTTGGTTAGCGTCTGCACTTTGGTTATTGCCTCTTCCAGCTCCAAAACGAGCAATTATACTATTAGTTATACTTGATACTGAAGAATTACCCAACCCAATTCCATCTGGAGTATCAAGAGGTGTTGGTGCTACATTTATTAAAATTAATTCTTTCATTTTCCAAGAAAATATTCCGTTAAGTTCAAATTGTTCATTATAACCAATTAAATTACTATCTAAATTTTGGTGTTTCATACAAATTGCCTGGCATCCATTTGTAAAAGAACTAACACTATCAAAATTTTTTATTGAATTATCTAAATTTGGTAAAACAATTGTATATTTTCTTTTTGTATCTTGGATAAATTGCGAAGTGCCGTTTTTAGCAACAATATCATTATATCTAAAAGTATTACAATATAAACTTTTACCTCTTAAATTAATATATTTTTCTAGTTTTACCAATTTAGGATTTATAATAATATTTGGTTCGGGATTAAAATCACAAATAATTATGATTTTTCTGTATAATTCTGCCATTTTAATATTTAATACAGATGCATCTTTATAACTTGCTAATAATGAAAAATTTGAACCAACACTGCTATCATTTCTATCAATATGTTCTTCAAATAAATCACCCATTTTTTCTAACATTGTTAAATTCGTGCTCATTACTCTAAAATTTAAAATTAATGGGTCATTAGCACATATAGTTTTATTTCCATCAAAAGCATTTTCTGTTATAATAGTTAATACTTCGCTTAATAATAAAGCATTATATGTTTCTTTAATATAATTACTATTTGCAGTAGATGAAGCAACAATAGGGTCATTATTATATGAATAAATTTCAAAATCTAAAAATCTACAGCCGTTGCTAATACATTTTTCTAAAGCACATAAAGCAACAAAATTATTTTTATATCCATCTCCACAACAACAATTATATGCACTTTTAACATGATAATTAATTAATGTACTGTTTGAATTATCAGTTCCAAATATAGCTCGACCACTTGCTTTAATATAAGTATCATTATTAAAATAAGACTCATTTGTTGGACTAGGATAATATGTATCTAATTTATTGCATGCTTTTTCTTTTAATCCTAATCTATCAAAAATCCAACTAAATAATACTACTAATAATAGTATAATAATTCCTAATGTTATTGCTAGAGTTTCTGAGGCAGTTATTTCATTTTTAAATGTGCCTATTTTTTCTGTAATTTGTTCTACCACTGTAGGTGACTTGTCCGTCATAGACTTGTCCGTCATAATTATAATTTGTATATATTATAATTACATTATAAAAAATTTAAAATATATTATAACATAAATAAAATTTATAATGTTATATTAATTAATATTAATGGCAGGCGGATTATTAAATTTAATAGCACTAGGCAATCAAAATATTATTTTGACTGGTAATCCGACTAAAAGTTTTTTTAAGTCAACCTATTCTAAATATACTAATTTTGGATTACAAAAATTCAGAATTGATCAAGTAGGACAAACCGAATTAGACATTACAAAGATTTCCAAGTTTACTTTCAAAATTTTGCGCTATGGAGATTTACTAATGGATATGTATTTAGTAATAAAATTACCCAAAATATGGAGCCCTGTTTTAAAATATAGTGATTCAGAATATAGACCATATGAGTTTAAATGGATTAAAAATATTGGTTGTCAAATAATTAAAGAAGTTAATATAACTATTGATGGTATAACAATACAAAAATTTAGTGGTCATTATTTACAAAACATAGTAGAGCGAGATTTTGATGCACATAAAAAAGCAATATTTGATAAAATGACAGGAAATATTAGCGAATTAAATGACCCAGCAAACTATAATAATAGAAATAATAATTATCCAAGTGCGTTTACTTTTAATGTTAATGATGTTAATACTGATATTAGTGGTATTGAACCTTCAATAAATGATTATAATTTATATATACCAATAAATAGTTGGTTTTCTATGTCATCTTTAATGGCATTACCATTAATATGTTTACAATATAGTGAGTTATTTATTGATTTTACATTAAGACCTATTAATGAATTATTTACAATAAAAGATGTATTATATATTAATTCTATAAATCCTATACCCTATAATAATTTTCCACAAATTCAAGCAACTCAGAACGAGCTAGCTTACCAATTTAAAAGATTTATACATCCTCCACCAAAAAGAGATTTAAGTTCTAACATTGATGATTATCTAGATTTAAGAACAACAATAAATAGTAATATTCATTTAATATGTACCCAATGTTTTTTAGAAGAAGCAGAGCGAAAACATTTTGCTAAAAATAGCCAGACTTATTTAATACGAGAAATAAATGAATACAATTTTGAAAAAGTTATAAAATCAAACAAAGTTAAAATAGAGTCAAAAGGTTTAATAAGTGGTTGGATGTGGTATTTTCAAAGAAGTGATGTTGCTTCTAGAAATGAATGGTCTAATTATACTAATTGGTTATATGAAGACAAAATACCAAACGATTTAGAAAAACTTAGAATTGGAAGTGCTTATAAATATTATAGCCCACAATTTAGTTATGGTAGTGATATTTCAAAAAATATTTATATAACAGGTTATAGCCCTGATATATATTCACAAACAAATCAATGCGAAATAATGAAAAACTTTGCTATAATTTGTGATGGTAAATATAGAGAACAAGAATTTGATAGTAATATTTTTAGTAAAGTAGAAAAATATAATAAATCTAATGGAGCATGTTCAAAAGCAGGATTATATTGTTATAATTTTTCATTAACTACAGATCCGTTTAAACAACAACCAAATGGGGCATTTAATACTAATTTATTTAAAACTATTGAATTTGAATATAATAATTATAATAATCCTCCTATTGATCCTATAACATCGAATTTTAGAACAATATGTGATGATGAAACAGGTGTTGTTATAGGAGTATCAAGAGACCCCACAAGTATTTATAAATACTATTATAATTTACATGTACTAGAAGAAAAATATAACATATTATTGTTTCAAAATGGCTTTGGTGGATTAATGTATTCTAAATAAAAATACATAGCACTAAAATAGTTTAGTTTTTCTTACTCTGTGCGTTCCATTTTTATATTTTAGTTTTGCTTTTTTAGCTAACTTTAGTGCTTTAGATGATTTGCTACATCCATTTTCTAATATTTTATAATCTATTGCTGATGCTTTTCCTCCACTAATAGAACTAGCTAACCGTGCTAATCCCCAACTATGACTGGTTTGGTTAGGTCTTGAACCAGATGAATAATAAGCACCTTGTCCTTTATTTACAATTTTGCGTAATGAATTTATAGAACATCCTGTTTTTTTTGAGAGATTAGAATTAATTACTAATTTATCAATATTATATAACTTTTTAACATTTAATATATGTTGAGAAGGTTTGGATTTATATGATGAAATTTGTTTTCGTGTAATATATTTATTTTTTTTATACGCTTTACGCGATTTTTTTAATTCATGTGAAATTATTTTTTTATCTTTTTTAGTTATATGTTTTGGTAAATATTTAATAGGTACATTCATAGTATTTATTATATTATAATAATAAAATTATAAAAAAATAGATTATTTTATTATTTTATCATTATTATTTAATTATTATATAATTATATTATATAATTATTTTATCTAACTATATATAATTTAAAATAAAATGATGCGTGAAAAAATAATAAAATTTGAGAGAAGTAAAATTACAGGGAAAAAATACACAGCCTATATTAAAAATAAAGCAACACAAAAAATACGCAAAATACATTTTGGTGCATCAGATTATCAACAATTTAAAGACAGAACACCTTTAAAATTATATGCTTATAAGAATCACAATGATCGCAAGCGTATGCAAAATTATTTTAATAGGCATTCCGGGACAAAAAAAAGAGGCCAAGCAATAGCATTAGAAAAAAGAAAATCAAACGGTTATTATAATGCTAAAATATTAAGTCATGTTTATTTATGGTAAAATTTTTTCATTTATGTGTTTGTAACCAATTTTTCCCCTTCTTCAATAATATTAAAGTTAAAAGACCAATCATCAATTTCTTTTGGTGTTTGTGCTCCGTTTTTTATTGCTTCATTATAACTCCAATACATAGGATTTGCTTTGAGTTTCCATTGTTGTGTTTTTAAATCAATTAGTCCAGACGCATCAAAATCAAATAATTTATATTTTCCCTCCACAGATTTTCCCATATTATCGAATTTCCAATCTATATACATAATTCCTAGTGCTTGTAAAAAGTCTTTTACTTTAGTCATTGTTTCTATTATTTCATTTAATTCTTCGCGTGTCATAACAGATTGATATAAGGGATTTGATTTTTCTGTATCTACTTGTTCCATGTCTACATATTTACTATTAATATCATAATAATAAACAATATTTGCGTGTGGATGTTCCATTAATATTTTAACTATTGCAAATTCCATCTTTATTGAATAATCTAAGAACATATTGGGTTTACCACAATTTTTTCTAAAAAAAGGTTTGCCGTCATATGTATCATCTACGTGTTTTACAGAATCTGTATCTGGATCATAAATAGTAGATAATGCTCTGTCTTTGCCCATAACTTTATATAAGTTCGACGTTTTCTTTATAATTTATAATTTATAATTTATAATTTATAATTTATAATTTATAATTTATAATTAATTATTTATAATTAATAATTTATAATATATATTTTATATATATAAAATGTTATTAGAATTTTTCACAGAATTCATAGGGACTTTTATTTTCTTGGCAGTAATTTTAATGTCAGGTGATCCATTGGCAATAGGTATTACTTTAGCATCTGTTATTTATTTTGGGGGCAAAGTTTCTGGTGGCAACTTCAATCCGGCAGTAAGTTATATGATGTTATTATCTAATAAAATAGATGCTGCCAAATTTATAGTATATATAATTGCTCAACTATTAGGAGCCACTGCTGCATTTCTATTTTATAGCTACAGTAAATAAATTTAGCAATATTTATATGGTGCACACGATGAACGCATTGTAAAACCTTTAATGTGAGCACAACGTTTTTTGGTAAATTTTCGTGGAAGACTAAATAGTTTCCCATCTTTTCTTTTACATTTTTTTGCTCTTTTTGTGCTAGTGCAACAATCTCTCATATTATTATTAATAAATAATAATATTAAAGAATTTTTTTTAAAGAATTTTTTTTTAAGCATTAATTAATTTAAACTTCATTAATTTTTTCACATAGTCCAGATATTTTATTTTTACGAGTTCCATTAGGGCATCGCTTAGATTTTGTTTTTTGTTTTAATGGTTTATTTTCTTTTTTAACAGAATTAGTTAAAATTGCTTCACAATTACCAGTTAGTTTATTTATACGAGTTCCGTTAGGGCATCGTTTTGATTTTGATTTTGTTATATTCTTTCTTTCTGGTATTACTTTTATAGGCTCAATTAATCTAGGCTCAATTATTTCATTTTTGGTTTTAGTTTTGGTTTTAGTTTTATTCTTAGGTTTAGTTTCAGTTTCAATTTCAGTTTTACTAATTACATCTAAATATGACGACTTAACACCAATTAATTTTCCTAAATAAAATTTCTTACAACCACTAGGAATTTTAAATTGGTCATTATTTTGTAATGAAACTCTTACAACTATTATTGGAATTTCACCATAATATTGATGTGGCAATGTTGCGTTTTTTATAAGAGTTAATTTTAAATTTCTTGGTAATAATGTTTCATTTTCAGCTTTGTATTTTGTTGTATTTATCATATTTATATATGGTACACCATTTGATACTAAAATTTTATATACGCAACATTTGGTTTGTCCACCTTTTCTTATTCCTGAAAATCCTACTGCTACTTTAAAGTTTGTAGTAATAGACATAAAATTTTGCACTGTTATTGAGTCACCTTCTTTTGTAAAATTTTCAAAAGGTTGTTTCATTCCTCTAAAATATGCTTTTTCCGAGTCTTCGTGTCTTGGTGCTGCTTCTAAAAATGCTCTATCTAAATCTTCTATTTTAGCTAAAATTTCTAAAATAGCATATTTTTTAGTGTCTCCATAAACTTTATATGTTTGATTAAAAATAGGAGTCAAAAAATAGGGGAGACCTAATCGTAAATAAGAATTAATTGGTCCATCCCATTTATAAGAATAGTCAAACAATGCGTTTGATAATAACTTTTCAAAATAAACATCTTCTTTATAGGGAATATTTTTATTAATAATTTTTTTATCTAGTGCATTTATTTCTTTGTTTTTAAATACTCCAATTTTAGATAATGCTAAAGTTTCTTTTGAAATATACATATTATCTCCATTTTTATCTTCATCATAACTATTTATTGAAACTTTAAAAATACGTTTTTCATGTAATGAAGGTTTTATAGTTTTAATATCAATTAACACATTTTTATTAACATAATATCCTATATTATTATATGTAGTTTTATTGGCATATGTTTTTTTAACCATAAGTTGGTCGTTTTCTATAATACATTTTAGATATATGTCTTTTATTTCTGGATTAAATAAAAACTGTTTTTTCAAACAGAAAACTTTGTCTTGTGATTTATTTTTCATGCTATCATTTTGCGACGCAGAAAATTTCAAACTATTTTTATCAAAAATTACTAAAATATTATCCTCTGATTCTTGTAACCATTCATTTAATTTTCTTTTTTCTAAAAATATAGGGTCGTAACCATACATTTATAGTTTTATATATAAAAATATTATATATAAAACTATAAAAACTATAAACTGTAAACTATAAACTATAAACTGTAAACTATAAACTATAAAATTTTTAAAATTTTGGCATTTCATAATATGCTGATGGACCACAATATTTAAATACAGAATTTCCGGTTATACTATCTTCACATTGATACTCATTATTATAAGTATTATCATATGTAAAAAATGTAGGTTTTTTTGTTTTAATACTATATATATCTTCTATTGAATCTTGAGTAAATGTATTACTCTTAAGACCAGTTAAATTAGATATTTGTTTTTCATAAAAACTATTTATTGCATTTAAATAACTACTTATTATATTAACAGGAGCATTTCCCGATGCTGGTAATGTTTCTAATCTGCGTAATTCCATTTCTAAATCTTTATTACTTGGGTATAAATCTGCTTGTGTTAAAGTTCCATAAGGATTATAACTGGCATCTCCTAATCCACCTTGAATAATAGAGCGACCAGATG